CATCAGGGCCATTGATAGCACCTCGAATCCGGGAACGCTTCCGACCAGCGGCCGAGCGTCCAGGCGACGACGCCGGCGCGCGTCACCGCATGCACGACGCGTCCGCGCCAGACGAAGCCCGCATGGCAGGCGCGCTCGCTGTAGATGATGGTGCCGGTCTGTCCGTAGGGAGCGTCACTCGCGCGCACGGTCAGGCGCGCGCGCGCCTCGCGCGGCGTCGCGTCGGGCGCAGCGAAGTCGGGCGGCACCGGCAGGCCGAGCGCCGCGCGCACGGCGAGGACGAGGCCCCAGCAGTCGAACGCCGTCGGGCCGCGGGCGCCGCGGTCGAATCCCTTGCCGATGAACGCGGCGACGACCTGGTCATCGGTCATCGGTCAAGCCCTGGGAAATGCGCGACGTCGTACCACAGGCCTGGGAACCTGCGGTTCAGGACGTCGGAGCGGTTCGCGACGCCGGTCGCCGCTTCTTCGGTGAGCTGGATCGCATCGAACGACAGGCGCAGCGGCGGCGATTGCGGCGCGCCGGCGGCGGTCGACAGGAACTCGCGATAGACGGCGACGATGCGCTGCGTCGGATCGACGTGCGCGGCCTCGACGAGCTGGCGCACCATCGGGTCGGCGTTCGTCAGCGTCACCTGCAGGTCTTGCCGGCCGGCGCCGTCGATGGTGGGCAGGACGACGGCGAACGGGTACGGCAGGAAGGTGACCGTTGCGCCCGTGTCGAGCGTCGCCGCGAACGCGCGCGGATAGCTGGTCAGGTACACCGGCGCCGGCCAGAGCGGGTGCGAGAGCTCCAGCGTCGAGACGATGTCCACGCCCGCGGGCGCGGAGGCGCGTGCGGTGCGCAGGGCCGAGGTCGCGCCGGTGGCCATGGTGCGTGCCCCTTAGAACGGCGCCGCGACGCCGCGCCCCAGGCCGTAGGTCGACTCGAACGAGCGCGCCACGCTGTTCCCGCCGCGCTGCACATCGGCGGCGATCGCGTCCTTCGTGCGCTGCACGAGGATCTCGAGATCCGTCGGCCCGGTGCGCCGCGTCGCGACTTCGACGCCGGGCGCGTTGTTGTTCACGGTGACGTGGATGTCACCGGCCGCGCCGCCGGCGACGCCAAGATTCCCGTCCGCGCCGCGCTTGAGCGGCATGACAGCTTCCGGCCCGGCCTCGCCCATGAGTGCCATCGGCAGCATCAGCGGGCGCGAGATCACGCCGCCGCGGGCAAAGGGAACGACCTCGCCGGCCTCGAACACGGCACCCTGTGCCGCGGTTTTCGGCCCAAGCAACTTCGTCACCGTGTCGACGATGTATTTCTGCGCGAGGATCTTCAGTAGCGACGCGATGATCGACTTCGCCATGCCTTCGAACGCTTGCGAAATGCTCACGGTCCCCGACGACAGCGCATCGACGAACCCATCGAAACCGCGCTGCATCGCCTTCATTTCTTCGGCGGTGTCATCGAGGACCGGCGCGACCTTCTTGATCGCGATCGAGCTCGCGAGCCATTCGCCGGCGAGCTTCTTCTGCTCTTCGGTGCCGGTCTGCGCGAGCAGGATGTATTGCTGCATCAGTGCATTCGCCTGGTCCTGCGCGTCGAGTTGGTCCTGGATCGCCTTCGTCGCCTCGTTGCGCGCCTTGCCGACCGACGTCGTCGCGGTGATGGCTTTCTCGAATTGCGCATTCGAGACGCGCATCGCGTCGTTGTAGATGTTCTGGACGTTGACGCTGTCGGCGGTCTCGTTGCGCAGTGACTCGTATGCCTTGCGCAGTTCGTCGGCGGCCGCCTTCGCATCGGCATCGGCCTTGCGTCGGCGCTCCCGGACGGCGGCGACGGCGGCCTCGGCGTCCGCGCGTGCCTTCGCTTCTTTCGCCTCGGCGTCCGCGCGCGCCTTCTGCGCTGCGAGCTCGGCCTTCAGGCGCTCCATCGGGTCGACGATCGGCGTCGGCTTGGCCATCGCCGCACGCGCGTCGGCCATGCCCTTGTCGAGGTCGTCCAGGAACTTGTTCGTCGCCGCGTTCGATTCGGCGACATCCTGCTTCCACGCATCCCACACCGTGCCGATTTCGTGGCGGCCGAAAATGATGTCGACCAGCGAGCGGTTTTCGCTGGCCGCGGCGAGCGCGGCAATGGTCTTGCCGACGATGACCAGGCCTTGTGTCAGTCGCGCGGCGCCCTTCGCGGCGAGCACGAGGATGTCGCCGATGCCCTGGCCGAAGGTCTGGAACGCGTCCGACTTGCTCACCAATTCGACGAGCGCGCTCGTAACGCCGGACATCGCGGGCATCATCCCGATCGTCAATTGCGCGCCCGCGCTCGCGCTCGCCTTTTGCAGGCGCCCGAGGTTGTCGTTGAACTTCTCAGCCTGCGCGATGACGGCCGCCGAAATGATGCCGCCGAAGCGGTCGGCCTCGTCCGCGAGTTTCTTCAGTTCCTTCGCGCCGCCGTTCAGAAGCGGAATCAGGTCCGGCCCGATCTTTTTCCCGAAGAGGGCGATCGCTTCGGATGTCTTCTGCACGCCGTCGGGCATCGCGGCGAAATGGTCGGCGATCTTCGCGAGTGCCGCGGTCGGCGAGTCGCCCGACGTGACGCCGATCGCGCGCAGCGCCTTCGCGGTGTCGCTCGTGCCGGTCGCCAGGTCGGCCATCCCGACGGCGAGCGAGGCAACGGCCTTGTCCATTTGCTCGGACGAGACGCCGGCCAGGTCGGCCGCGTAGCGAAGCTTCTGCAGGTCTTCGACGGCGACGCCGACCTTCTGCGCATCCTTGCCCAACTGGTCGAAAGCCTCCGATGTGCGCAGAATGCCGGCGACGAATTCCTTCGCGGCGAACCCGATCGCGAGCTGCGCGGCCGCCTTCTTGATCGTGTCGCCGAAGGCTTGCAACTTCTTGTCGACCGCGGCGGTATTGGCGGCGATCGCCTGCAGCGCCCGCAGCGCGGTCGTCGCGTCGACGGTGATCTTATAGAGGCGCTCGATGGTGTCGGCCATGGTGCCCCGCCTAGACCCGGAGGCGCCGATTGCGCGGCGTGATCTTGATGTAACCCGTTCCCGACGTGCGCGTCATCACTTCGCCCGCCATCATGTGCAGCTTGGTGAATCCGGCGATCACGTTGAACTGCTTGAAGATCGCCTTGCGCCGCAGCGCCCGCACCGCGGTCCACAGGAACCCGATGTTCTGCAGCGACTTCGGCGGTGACTTGCCCTTGCGCGACGACTTCACGGCGAGCTTGCCCGAGCGCGCGACGTTGCGGTTCACGAGCGTCGCATACGGCACGCTGCGCGGCATCAGCACGAGCGCATCGCCGGCGGCAAACGCCGGCAACGCCTGCGCCGAGGTGACCGGACGGCCCGCATGCCCTTTGCGCACGTAGACCCATTGCCAGGACGACGTCGTTGCGCGCAGCCGGCCGGAGTGCGCCGTCGTCGACGCATCGATCGCCTGGGCGAGCTCCATTTCGACGAGGCGCATCGCCACCGATGCCAGCAGCGTGCCGTACAGGACGACGGTCTTGCGCTGCGCGCTCTCGACGTCTTTGTTGGTTTTGTCGTCGACTTCGACGATCGACGGCGGATTGCCGAGCCGGATCTGGATGGCGGTCTGTTCGAGGGTGATGTTGCGCACCATCGCGCGCACGTCGGCGACGGACTGCTCCCCGATTTCGATCGCGAGCGCCTGGCGCCCGAACTGCTCGGCGCCGAGCGTGACGGTGCGTGTCGGTGGGATGACGGTCGGATAGCCGAACATGCGCGGCCCTTCAGGTCGGCGCGACGCCGCCGGCGAGCCACTGGCCTTCGATCTGCCAGGCGCGGAAGTTGGGCTCGTAGACGTCCGTCTCGCTTTGCAGGACCCATCCGCCCGCGGTTTGGATCGTCTCGCGCACGAGCGCGGCGACCGCGCGCGCGAGCGCGTACGCGTCCGACCAGACGTGCACGACGAGCGACGTATCGCCGACGATCGCGCCGTCCTCGCACATATCCGCGTAGCCCGCGGTCGTGAACAGCACGCGCCGCACCGTGACGAGCGGCAACTGCGGCGGCAGTTCGGCGGTTTCCAGCGGCGCCCAGCCCCAGAAGACCGGTGTCGGGGCGAGCGCGGTTTTCAGCGCCGCGACGAGTTCGGTTTCATCCATGGTGGAACATCGCGCGGAGCTCCGCGCGCGAGAGCGACCGGACATCGGGCACGCCGTCGTCGGCCGCGCCCGGCTGGAAGAATTCAATCCAGCCGACGATCTCGCGCATCGACAGGCGCTCGACGTCGCGCGCGGGCATGTGCAGGCGTGCGCCGAGCGCGAACAGAATGCGCACGTCGCTCGGCATCACGCTTTTCCCTCGGCGTCGCCTTCATCGGCCGGCGCGTCGGCGTCGTCATCGTTGGCGGCCGCGCTCGCCATCCCGTGCAGTTCGAGCACCTGGCCCAGCGCGCGCGCGATCGCGCCCGAGAACCGGCCCGGCAGCGCTTCGAGGTCGTCGAGCGTGTAGGGCTCTCCGTCGACGTGCAGCGACGCCGCGAGCAGCGCCTCGCCCGCGTGCGTGCTGTCGGGCGCCGCGGCCATCGCCCGCCGGAGATCCCCGTAGGACAGCTCGCGCAACTCGACGCGCGTGCCCAGCGGCGCGAGGCCGGGCGGTGCGGGAATGGTCTGCAGCTCGAACATCACAGCGCCCAGGAATACGTCGGCACTTCGGTGAACACACCCGACCCCGAGAACTGCAGGCCCGCCCCGACGCCGGCGGTCACCGTCATTTCGCCGATCTGTCCCGGCCCGGCGATGTATCCGCCGTCCGGGCCGAAGTCGATCAGGATGGCGACGGTCGGCTTCGGCGTCGCGATCGACGCTTCGATCAGGTTTTCAAACCCGGGGCTCTCTTGGTCGACGAAGCCCGAGAAAGTAAAGGTTGGCGGTTTGTTGTCGCCGAGGATCGTCGTCGTCGTGCACATATCGTCCAGGTTGATCGAGTCCGGCGCCTGCCCCGCGACGGTGATCTGCGCCATGCAGGCTTCGAGCATCGCGTCGGCGCCGGCTTTCGCGTACGTCGTGAAGTGCCCCGTTGACACGGCCGCGGGGATGTCGCTCGACTCCGCGTCCGGCAGCGTGAACGTGGTTCCGGTCAGCGCCGCGATGCGGAAGGCATGCCCGTCGAGATACGCGACGCCGGTGCCCTCGAACGCGACCAGGTCGCCGTTCGCCAGCCCCGCGGGCATCGAGGCCGGCGTGACGACGGGCGGCGTCGCCTTCGTGATCGTGGTCACATTGACCGGCGCCGACGGCGTCGTGTCCGAGACATCCGAGAGGTAAAGGTGAGCATTGCTCTTGATCTTGGCCATGGTGCGGGCCTCCGTTCAGGGTTGCGACAGGCCGCACGTCGCGGCGATGGTGATGACCTCGCGCGCGTGCGACGGCAGCAGCGCGACGAAATCGAAGATCCGCGACGCGTCGTCGTCCAGATCGATGCCGCGCCAGTTCGGCTCGACGACGACGCCCGGTGTTTCGCGGATCGTGATCCGCCACGTGCACCCGGCGAGCTCGCGGTCGGCGGCGAGGAATTCGCGCCCGGAAATGGCATCGATCGCGGCGTCGACCTCGGCGACGGTTTCCCACGTCTTGAGCACGCCTTCGTACGTGTCCGTCGAGACGATCGGTCGCTGCAGGCGCAGCCAGTGACGCATCCGGCCGGCTTTCATACGGTCGGCCTCCAGATCACGCCGAGGTCGCCCAGGTAGTCCGGTTCATAGACCGGCACGAACGATTCGCGCGCCTCGTAGAACGCTGCCGTCAGGCGCAGGATCGCGACGCGCACCGCGGGCGCCAGGTCGTCCGGGTCGTCCATGCCGACCTCGACGACCGCCGTCCAGCCGGTGCCCGAGATCGCCGGCCCGACCATCCACGCCTCGCCGGCGCCGCCGTAGTCGGCCTGCTCCACGGTATAGGCCGCGCTCTGATCGACCGCGGCGCCATCGCTGACGGTCGCCGTGTTCACGTTGTTGACCGGGAACGCATACCGGGTCAGGCCCGAGCCATCGCTCGCGGTCTCCTGCCGGCAGGCGTCCAGGCGCAGCGAGTACGTCGCCGCGAAGACATTGATTGAGCAGCGCCGCTCGACGACGTCGATCGCGTCGGCGACGAGGGAGGTCAGCAGCGCGTCGTCGCGCGCATGGCGCACGCGCGCATGCTCTTTCGCCAGCGGCAGCAGCGCGGTCGGCAGCGTCGTGCGGTCGATGGTCGTGCGGTTTTTCATGGCGCGACCTCGGATGCGACGACGCCATGCTGGTGGACCGCATGGGCAGCAGCATCGAGCGCCCGCGACGGCGCCAGGATCACGATGCGCCCACCCGGTTGGCAAGCGAAGGTACGCGACGCACGCTCGTAGGTCAGATCGGACTCGATCCGACAGGGCCCGGAAATGAGTGCGCAGCCGGTCGCCATGAGCGGCGACGCGAGGCCGACGACAAGTTTCCCGTGGAACATCACGCCGCCTCCGCTTGCGCGACGCGCCGCTGCAGCGCCTCAAGCTCCGCGCGCAGTGCGTCGAGTTGCGCGAGCGCCTGTATCGCGCGCTCGTCGACGTCGCGGATCGCCGCGGCGCGTTCGGTGCCGTCCCGGGCGACCGCCTCCAGGCGCACCGCCTGGTCGCGCAGTTGCGCCTGCGCGTCTTGCGCCATCCCGTACGGCCCTTTCACCGCGCGCTCGATGTCGCTGACCTTCGCCGCCGCGGGCACGAAGAGGATCGTCGCCGCGCCGTCGTGCATGAAGCGCGCATCGCGTTCGGTGAAGACGTCGCCCGGTTGCAGCGCGCTCGGCTTCGACTTGAAGACGCGGAATCCGCCGGTCCCGAGCCGCTCCCAGTGCTCGGCGTCGTCGCCCGGCGCGCGCCCGAGGCACGCGCGGATGCCCGCGCGCACGCGGTACGTGCGCCCGACGTCGGTCTGCACGATCTGGCCTTCGGTGTAGACGGTCGTTTCGCTCCACGCCGGCGCGTTGCAAAAGAGCTCGAACGTGCGCGCGACGTCCGCGTGCGTCTCGGCCTGCAGCGTCTCGCGCAGCGCGGCGCCGAGCGTCTCGACGGCGGCGTGCACGAGCGCGTGAACGTCCGGCAGCGGCAGCGCGCGCGCCGGCCCGTTGCGTTGAATGAGACTCACGGCGCCGGATTCGTCGCGCGAGAAGGCGGCGACGGGGTCGCCGGCGACGGCGCGCAGCGTTTGCACTTCCTGCGTCGCGAGGTCGAGCCGGTGCGCCAGGTCGGCGACGCGTTCGCGCAGCGCGGCGTTTTCGGTGGCGGCCGCGCGCTGCACCGCGGCGACTTCGTCGGCGAGCTCGCGCCGGATCTCCACGCGCAGGCGCGCGAGCTGCGCAGCGACCTCGCCGGCCAGGCCTTCGAGCAGTTCGGTGTCCATCAGGCGACCTCCTGCGACAGTGCGGCGAGCCGATGGCCGAAGGCGCTCACGGTGAGCGAGCGCGCGGCGGCCGCTTCGGTGGCCTGCGCCTCGCGCGCCGCGGGGTCGTCCGGTGGCGGCAGCGCGGGCGGCGGTGCCGGGGGCGGCGGCGGCGGCGGCGGTGCCGTCAGGTTGTCGAGCTCGGCCTGGGCCAGTTCGCTGGCCAGCGTCAGCGGCACCATTTGCCGCTGGACGAACAGTTGCCCGCCGCCGTCGGCCGGTCCTTGCCCGAGCGTCTTGCGCGCCTCGTCCGGCTTCATCACGCCGCCCTGCACGAGTTTCGAGAGCGCCTCGGCCTGCGCGGCGACGTCCGAGCGCAGCAGCGCCTCGGTGGACATTTCCACCAAGTCGTGACGGCCATCCATCCGAAAGAGACGGTCTAGCTCGCGCTCGAGGCGCTCGATCAGGCCGCCCAGCGAGACCGAAAGCCAGTGCCGAACCAGCGTGTCCGAGCTCGTGACGGAGCCCGCGGACAGGTCGCCGTACATCGGCGGCGGCACGCCGGCGCAGCGCGCGATCTCTTCGTTCGAGAACCGCAGCGACCCGATGATGCTTTCGTCGATCGCGGTCAGCGTCGCGCTACTCATCTTCAGGCCGCCGGCCAGGATCGGTATCCCGCCCGTCGCCCACTTCGACGCCTGCAGGTCGAACGCATCGCGCAGCGCCGCCATTTGGTCGCGGTTCAGCAGTTGATCGGTCGACAGGACCGTGCTGACCCTGCGCATGTTCTCGACAAACATCACTTGCGTGCGCGAGAGCGCCACGTTCACGCCAGCGGCGAGCCCCGCGGCCGCGAAGGGACTCTCGCCGACGAGCGGGTGCCGCGGCGTGCGCCAGCGCAGGTGCATGACATTGCGTGCCGCGACGACGAACAGCCGGTCCTGCTCGATGTCGGCGATCTGGACGTCGGGCGAGAACAGCAGGTCTTCGTCGTTGGAGACGAAATAAAAGACCTGGCGCGTCACCGGGTCGACGCGCGGCGTCCACGTGCCGCGCGCCATCAGGTGCAGCGCTTCCGGTTCGTTGCGCCCGTTGACCTGCGCGATGACGAGCGCCTCGCCGGCGAGCCAGTCGCACGCGATGCGCGCGAGCAGCGTCGCGCCGGCCTCGTAGGTGTTCGGCTGGATCAGCAGGCGCGCCGCCGGCGAATCGGTGACCTCGACGACCGCGCCCGAGGCGAGATCGATGCGCCGATGGTGCGGGCGCAGCTGCGCCAGCGCATTCGCATACAGGGTGTAGATCGCCTCGACGACCGGCAGCGCGCCGGCGCCGACCTTTTGCAGGTTGCGCTGCCAGCCGGTGCCGTCCAGTGGATCGAACGCATGCGCGTCGCCGCCGAGGTTGCGGTCGAAACCGTACTGCGTGAACAGCGGCCCCATCGCCGGCTGGCGGTTCCCGAGGCCGAACCCCAGGCCCGCCATCAGCGACGCGCCCGCGCGCGTGCCGGCGCTCCACCAGGACCGGGCGACGGCGACGGTGTCACTCATTTCGGCCGCTCCGCTGCCGCGCGCCGCTTGCGGGCGCCGGCCGCCGCCTCGTGCGCCTGGCGCAGCGCGTCGCGCGCGGCCAGGTTTGCCGGCGAGCCCTCGACGAAGCGCATCGACTCATTGTTCGAGACGCGGTCGACGGCCTCGGCGCGATGCTCGGCGATCAGTTGCGCGGCGAGTGGCGCCTCGACAATCATCAGCCCGACGCGTTCGTCGAGCTCCGGCACCGGGTCGTGCGCGTACAGCAGGCGCGCGCCGGTGGTCATGATCCGGCCCGCCGGCGCGCGCGTGCGCCCGTGCGCGCGAGCGGAATCGACAGCACGCCCTCCACGGCGCCCACGGTGACGTCCGTCGCGCCGCGGATCTCGAGCAGCGCACCGTTTTTGGTGAGCGCCAGCGTCGAGAACGGGGTCAGCGCCGTCTGCAGCAGGCCCGCGGCATTCTGGCGCGTCGTGCCCGCCGGCTGCGCGTAGGTGACGTCCGCGAGCGGCGCGCCGATGTTGCTTTGCACGACG